AAGAGGGCAAACATTAGCAGGGAGCACTCGCTCGGAGGGCCGCTGTTTATGCCCGAGGTTAACCTGCAAGTGGCATCCTGGTCGCTAACGCACGACGCAGCGAGGCAGTTGTCGGACTACGTTCGCTTAACGCTGGATGGACGCACGGGCACAGCGGCAGGTGTTACAATACATGATATAAGGCTAGTCTCAGAAACGGATGACTACCTCGACCCATCGGCGGTGGGTGCGCAGTTACCGCCAGCATATGAAACCCGCCAGCTATACCAGATTCGCTGGTCCGAGGCTACGTCCTAACACAAAAACCCGCGCAAGGAGGCGCAATGGCAACTTCAGCCCAAGGTCTTACGTTCACATTTGGCGGCAGCAACGTCACGGTTACGAACGTGCAGGTCAATGACACGCAAGACCTCCTCGACGCAACGCATCTGAACGTCGCACCAAACGGCAAGCGAATCTTCGTTGGCGGGTTTGCGACTGACCGAGAGGTTCAGATCGACTACATCTCCTCGACTATCCTGGCCGCCGGCACCAGCGGGGCTTTGGCGATCACAGGGCCGATGTCATTCAGTGGCAATGCAACCATCTCGTCTGCATCGCTCGGTGGCTCTGTCGGCGATTTTGTCCGTGGCTCTGCCACTATGCGGCTTGCGTAGTCTGGGGGTTGGCCCGTGGGACTTACAGCCGCTGGCGGAACCTTTACGTTCACGAGCGACAAAGGCAACATGACGGCGAACGTCACTGGAGTCTCTGTCGAAACAGGCACCGCAAAGATGGCGAATATGTCGTCAAGCACTGAGGGTGCTCATGTAAACGTTCTCGTACCGACCGGCGAGTATGAAGGCGGGTCGATCAGGGTTGACTATCTCCGCTACAGCGGCCAGGTAGACCCAAACTCATTGATAGGCGGCGTGGGAAGCGCCGCCTTCACGTCACAGGGTTTCTCTGTGTCCAAGAACGTTGTACTCCAGAACGCGAGTGAGGAAGCGCAGTTTGGAGATCTGGTCCGAGGGAGCCTTAGTTTCCTTTGGACCGACTACACTCCAAGTTAGCGAGGTTTTCATGTCGGTTCTAAGCAGAGACGCCATTAAGATGGCAAACGATGTCAGGCTAGACACCGTTGAGGTGCCGGAGTGGGGCGGTTCTGTGTGCATAAAGACTCTTTCTGGCACTGAGCGTGACGCCTTCGAGGAAGGCTACTCCGAGCAGAAGATGAAAAACTTTCGTGCTCGGTTTCTTGTGCTAACTCTATGCGACGAGTCAGGCGAACGACTCTACGCAGACAGCGAAGCCGATGAGCTTGGGTCCAAGTCTGCTGTTGTCCTTAACCGCCTGTTTGACGCAGCGTGGGCGCTCAATGCGTTTCGCAGCGAGGATGTCGACGCACTGGGAAACGATTCAGCCAGCGACCAGAGCGACGCTTCTACTTCAAGCTAGCTCTCTCGCTGGGAAAGACAGTAAAGCAGCTGCTCAGTGAGCTCGACAGCCAAGAGCTCAGTGAGTGGCATGCCTACGATCAGCGGTGGCCGCTGCCGGACCCATGGCAGCAGACCGCCCGCATTTGCCGGATAGTAATGTGCGCGAGTGGGAACTACAAGCGAAACAGCATTCCTAAAGAGGAAGAGTTCATCCCGACAGCGAAGAAAGCCGAGCAGTCCAGCAGTGAAATGTGGAGTGAGCTGATGAAGCTCAAGGAGTAGAATGGCAAGCGGCTACATCGGCAAAATCTCCGCAGTAGTTACGGCGAATACGTCGGACTTGTCGAAGAAGCTGCGCGGAAGCATTCAGGACTGGAACAAGTTCGGATCGAGCATCAACAGCAGCCTGAATAAGGCTTCTACTGATGCTGTGAAGTCTTTGGAAAAGATATTCACTCCGATCCAGCGTCTTGAGCGGAGTCTCAAGGCCGCCCTATCGTCTCCGCTGAATCTCAGGACCGAGGAACAAGCGAACCAGATTCGCAGGCTCACGTCGGCAGCGGAGCAGATCAACAAGCCTCTAGAGACTGCTGTCAGCGGCTTCAATAGGCTGTCGACTGAGGTGCAGGCCAACTTCGCACCAGCACTCGGCCAGGCACAGAACCAAGCCCAGACTCTTTTCCGGCTGATTGAGGCCGGCAGGTCGCCAAGCGAGAAGGCGTTCGCTGCCGTCCAGAGCCGTGTCGAGCAGACGACGCAGTCTATCCAGCGGCTGACGCAGGCACAGCAGATTGCGTCCCGTGGGTTCACTGGGAATGAGTTGCAGTTCACGAACCCAGCGGCGTTTGCCGCTCTGGGCCGAAACGCCGAGGCGACGCGGGCGGCAGCGAGCCTGTCACCAGAGGCTATGAGCTTCGATAGGACAGGACTCATACAAGATCAGGTGAAGAGCCTTGCTAAGGCGCAGTCTCTGATCCAGCGAGCAGCAGCAAAGGTTGAATCGCTCCGCTTGCTTCCCGATGCCGACTCGGCGGCTCTAGCTAACGCGGAGAAGCGGCTCTCTTCGCTTGTCTCCCTGTCTGGGACGTACAGGCAGTTTTTACTGAACTCCGTGGAGGCCGCGAATGAGGCCGCAAACGCAGAGCAGCTTAGGGCCAAGGCGGCAGAGGACGCGACGAAGGCACTGATCGAGCGGGAGCAGACCGCGAAGAGGATCGAGCAAAGTCTCGCAGCCGCCGAAGAAGACCGCATAAGAAAAGCCCAGCAGGCTCAGGATGAAGAGATCCGAAGGCTGGTCGAACGGGAGCAGGCCGCAAAAAGCGTTGAGCAAAGCCTCGCAGCTGCCGAGGAGGCCCGCAGAAAAAAAGCGAAGCAAGCCGAAGACGAAGAGATCCAAAAGCTGATCCAGCGAGAAGGCACAGCGAAGAAAGTTGAGCAAAGCCTTTCCGATGCCGAGGAGGACCGCAGGAGAAAAGCCAAGCAGTCACAGGATGATGAAATCAAGAAGCTCATAGAAAAAGAACGCCGAGCAAAGCAGGTTGAGGAGGAGATTTCTTCGGCAGAGCAAGAGAGGGCTAGGAAAAAGAAGAGAACTGACGACGAAGAGATACAGGCGCTGATCAAAAGAGAGCAAGCCGCGAAGAGGCTCGCTGCGGCTGCGGATCAACAGCAGGCAAAAGAGGCCCAAATCGTAAACCGCAGAAAGCAGATTGCGGACGAGTTCGCCTCAAGATCATCGGCTGAAGGTTTAGCCCTTGACCTCGACTCATCTGAACTCAGTTCAGCACAAGCAAAGCTCAATGTTTTAAGGCAGACTCTCTCAAAGTTGTCTAGCAGCGAAGCTGCTGCGGCCGAGGCCGCCGTTTCACGGTTGGGGTCAGCTGTATCGTCCGCTATGGCGAACGGCACGATCCGCACTGCCGAGACTCGCAGGGAAATTGAACGACTGACGCAAGAGGCCGTCGAGGCATCTGCCGCTGCCGCCAACATAAACCCTCGCTCTCTCTCAAGGAGTGTTGCCCGTGCTGGGGATGTAGGTCGTCGCGGTTTTGACAAATTTTCGCTCGCCTTAAACCAAGCCGCATTCGCGATTGATGACTTTTTCTCTTCTACTGGCGGCCTTGAATTCAAGATCCGTGCCGTCCAGAACAACCTGACGCAACTCGGGTTTGTTCTTGACGGCACGCGAGGGTTGTTTCTCGCGCTTGGCGCTGCAATTGCCGGCCAGGCTGTGCTTGCGCTTATCAACTTCATAAATGAGGGCCGCAAGACAGAAGACATGGTCAAGGCTCTGAGCGATAGCCTTTCAAGGCAAAGGGATATCGCAACTGAGGTTAGCAACGTTTTTGAAGAGATATCGGCTGGTCTGAGGCAGGATATTTTCTCGGACGCCGCCAACAATGCTGACCGTTTGTCTGGAAGGCTAGAGAAGCTCGCTGAGTCTTTTCGTAATGTTCGCGACGAGCAGATACTACAGGCGAGCACTGAAGCGCAGACGGCAAGGGCGAACGTAAACAAGGTAGAGCGGCAGATAGCTGGAGAGAGTTCGCCAAGCAGCCTGATTCTCCTGCAAAGAGACCTGCTGGCAGCAAGAAATCGTCAGGCACAAGTCGAAGGCGGTGTCCAGTCGGCTGTGTCCCTTGATGAGTTTTCTGCCAGATTTTCCGCGATCATTCGTGATCTTGAAGTTCTGAGAACTCGTCGGTCCATCAATGTCGCGGGTGGTGCAGGCACCGTGTCGGAAGCCCGCATTGCTGAGTTGTCGGACCAGCGAGTTGAGAGGATCCTCGCGTCCATTGACACGAGCAGTCGGCAGGCTGCTCTGTCTGCAATTGAGCAGAGGTTCCAAGAAACTAGGTCGCTAGCAGACCAGGCTGGGGCGCTTGAGGCGTTCACTACGCTCAGACCTGGAGAGAGCCTTCCCTTGGCGGCCTCATCAGAACTGCAAGCACTTCGGCAGCTGGAGGTGGGGCTTTCAGGCTTCGACGATGCTGTCAGTGCGATCACAAGGGTAGTAGATGCATCTGACGATATAGCTGAAGCATTGGCTGGGTCCAGAAAAAGAATAGATGACTTTGGCGAGGGTATAGATTCCGCTGCGCGATTCTCGGAAGCCATCGACTCGCAAGCTAGGGTTCTGGAAAAGGCGACACAAGACGTAGCAAAAGCGGCAGGCGACCTTATCGGCGGGAGGACGACACCAGACCAGTTTATCGAAGCTCTCAACGCCGCCACTGCCCAGGTCGACGCCGAGGCGGCCAGAAGGGCACAACTTATTGAAAGCATAGCTTCTACATTCAACGAAGAGGAAAGGGCCAGGCTAGACGCAGCCAACAGGGCTCAGGAGGATGCGAAGCGTCAGCAGGAAGCCGACGCAAGAAGAGCAGAGGAAGACCTAAAAGCATCCACAGAGCGAGGACGCCAGCTTCTACTTGGCGAGTCAGGCCGCCTTGCCGAGCAGATCTCAGCAAGCATAAATGACATCAGAAACGCAGGCGGCGGCCAGCAAGGCGTCGCGGCGTTTCTTGCGGATCAGGCCCGTCAGGCTGCCCCTGCCTTTTTTGCACTTCAAGATGCTTCGGCGAACGCCGTTCTCCAAGGGCCGTCGAGGGCCGCTCTCCAGGCCAGCGACATATCGACACAACAAGGCACGGCAGAGCTAAACCGTCTCCTTCGAGGAGACGATCCTGCACGCGAGCAAAACCTAGTTGAGCTAAGAAAGCAGAGCAACGCTCTTCAGACACTTGTGGCGCTCGCGCAGCGAGATAATCCGGGGGTTGCGAACTAATGCCAAAAAAAGTCTCAGAAATACCCGACGGCAATCAGTTCACAAGGGATTCTGACCAGTTCACGACAGCGGACTCCGCGACGAGAACCTTCAGGATAATCCTCAATGACACGACTGAGGTGTTTGACATTCAGCAGGAGTGTCAGGTATTCATCGGCGATCCGCACCCTGTCAACAACAATATCGCCTGCCACAGCTTTTCGTCGCAGTACGAGGGCGACAGCAGGACAGTTCTGACAGCCACCTTTAACTACAGGTCAGAGCCGTCGTCGGCTCCCGCTTACTCGAGCGGCGGCAGTAGCGGTGGTGGTGGTGGTGGTGGCAGCCCGAAGACCCTTGAGCCCTACATCCGCCCTGCGAACTGGTCGGTTAGCACCGAGCCGGCAGAGTACCCTATCACTGCATGGTCGCGCCGTTATGGCGACAACTCTTGGGGCGGCTTTGAAGCAACATTAAACACCGCATATGATAAGTACGAGGGCGTGAATGGGATCCTTCCTCTTACAACAATCACTGTAAGTCAGATTGTTGACGGAACATTTGATCCAACTGCGCACACGAAATACGTTGGCTGTATAAATAGTGACACTCTCACCATTGGGAGCCTCACAGCCAGACCCCATCAGCTAATGCTCCGCGGGTTGACCATTCGGCCTCATATGGAAAGCCACGGCCGGCTGGTGTACAGAGGCTTTATTGCCGAGTACACATTTGCCCATCGAGTTTACTATGCTCCCGTAAGTCCAATTGACGGAGGGGCTGGGTACACAATTGCAGAGCTAGGATGGGATATTGCCATCCCCGTTGAGGGAAGGAATGTCAGGACATTCGACCCTTTGAACCCGCCAGCCGGACAGCCTGTGGACCCGTTCGGGCAACCATTGCACATGGACAATGGGGTTGTAACTTTGCCGCCCAGACTCCCCGACGGGATGGTTGCCAACCAGAGGGCAAGGGCGCATGTAAAGATTCCGTCCGCTGAAGGCGGTGGGCTCTCAGTTACTCCAGCAGGCGCTCCCATAGCACTAAACGCAGACGGAACGCCAAGGGACACGGTTCTCGCAGGCGGGCCTATCATCTGGGCATATGCGATCTACCAGAACATAAATATGGCTGCGACTCTTAGGTTGAGGCTAACGTAATGCAACAGAAGTTCTACGTTGGCCCAAAACTCTTGTCCGACATTCGGAAGACGATCACACGAGTCAACGCTATCCCCGAGCACACGCCGGCACAGGCTCCGCCGCGATCCCCCGACCAGGCACTCAACTCCCTGACTTCCTTTAAGATAGGGACAGTGACTGGACCGTGGGCACTCGAAGCAGAAAAGAGCGTTGCCTTTGACCGCGGCACAAGCACTGCCACCGTCGTCGCAAGCAACATGTTCTACCAGGGCGTTGGCTGCGAGCTCACCAGCAGCACATCGTTTTCATATAATGTTGGAATAGCACGCCACAGCACGAACTGGTATCTCGTGTCGGTTCCAATGGAGTTCACCAGGAAGACAGTGCTAGACGACATTACTCTTAACATAACGCTCAACACTGAGTCATGCGCTATCATCACTGAGAGAACGAACCACACGTCGCTTATGGAGTATGCCAGGTTGCGGATAGATTGCCCTCCCCCAGGAGGATACTGAGCATGGCGCGATGCGTTTGCTGCGGATGCACTACCGACGATGATTGCTGCGTCGATGGCTACACCTACAACTGCGGTGGAGTACCTGTAGGAGTGACGTATGAGACGGCAGCCGAATGCTCTGCCGCCGCCGCTGCCATCGGATGCCCAGGTGGTGGCCCTATTCCAATCTGCTACTGCAAAAACATCGACAACGAGTGCTGCGAAGACGGCGAATGCCGTAGCATCTGTGAGGAGTTGCCACCATGAAAGCGATTGAAAAGGCTGCGCTTGAGCGAGCAGCAAAAGAGCGGCCGAAAGGATACCTTGAGGATGTACTGTCATTTGTTGTCAGCAGCGACGAGACGCATGTATTCATAGAAAATGATGAATACTACCTTCTCAGAGACAAGTACAACGGCAAGACGGACTTCCCGCTTCATGGGCCAGGCACGCACCTTCACAGGATGCTCGCAAGGTTTGGGATACGATCTTCTTCACAGTGCGCATGCCGGTCGCGAATGATTCAGATGAACAAGTGGGGGTGCGACGGCTGCGAAGAAAACTTTGACACCATCATCGAGTGGCTGAAGCAAGAGTCTTCACGCAGAGGGATTCCATTCATCGCATCTCTTGCCAAGGTTTTGGTGAGACGTGCAATCGCGAAAGCCAGAAAGGCAGGTGAGAAAGTTGGCTGACATCAATTACGCTATTAGTCTTCGTGTCTCGAAATATTACCTCGACAACTCTATCTCGCTCTCTGGAGCGACAGCTTCAATGAGCAATGTTGGCATGAAGAGCCTCACTGTCACGCTCTCGACCAACGCGACGTCCATATCGACGGCAAACCTGTCCGCTGTAGGCATGGCGTTTCTGAGAAACTTGCAGACAGCCACGGCGTCGACGGTCACCGTCGGTTTCTCTTCAGGCGGGTCATACCTTCCTTTCTGCGAGATGCGTTCGGGGGAAGGCGCAATGCTGCGGCTGGCAGGCGGCACAGACTTTGAAGCAAAGGGAACAGCCGAGGGAGACAGGCTGAGAATCGACATCACAGAAGGCTAGACCTGTTATACTCTACGCCATGACACATCTCACCTTTGCAGCCGTCATGGCTTCGTCGCCGCAGCCGATCGTAAGGGGTTGGTTTGACAGGCTGACGCCCGAGCAGCAAAAGGAACTCGTCGCTGTTCGCAAAGAGTGGCAGAGGACGGTCGACGCTCCTCCGTCGCACACCTTTGCCAAGGCCATTAAAAAGGTCTCGACGATGAAGCTGCCTCACCACAGGACTCTTGCCGAATGG